CAATCCGAACTTCTTCTTCTTGCCACTAATTGCAAAATCAGCCCTTGCTGAATTAACAGTAGTAGCAGTGTTAAGTGCCTTCATGTTAGCCGCAAAATATCCACCTAGTTTATGTAACCAGTTGTATACTTCTGTATTTACCATGAAGAGAGTAGCATTCGCATTGTTGTATCTTGGATCTAAGAAATCACTCATGTCCTGTAAGAAGGAATCAGATGATTTATCAGTATCCCAAGCAAACACATTACCATTGTTCAGAACATAATCGACAATACCTTGGGTATAACCGATACGATTAGTTGAATCGTAACTGCCTGATCCAAAAAGAAGTGCAGTTTCAATGTCATACTTATGTTCGATCAACTTGTTCTTCCATACTCTTGCCCACTCATCTTGAGCAAACTTCAACTGTGTAGCACGAGCTGTGTTTGTCATTTGCATGGTGGTCTTAAAGATCTGAGTATGACCAGTTCTGACCAAATAAGGGCTATCCTTATAAGTGCCTGGGAATCCAGTTCCTTCCGCATGAGCAGAACCTACAATGTAACATTTATTTGCTTCAGTAAAGCCTGAATCAAGAGTTACACTTGCTACGGCAGAACTACCATTTGTCTTTGTATTAGCAAGATATATGTAAGTAGCGGCCGCTGCTCTTTTAACAGTAGCTTCAGCATACGCATATTCACCCACAACTGTTACTGCACCTAATCGAACAATAAGATAATCAACATCTGATTCATCGATCTGAGCAGTAGCACCTAGAGTAGCTTTATGAACAGGTATTTTCATCAACTGACCTTCCATCATAAAGACTGGAGCAGTCCCTGTAGCACCAACTGCAATTGCTGTTCGTCCTAAGATGCTCTGAACATTACCTGCTGATTTATAATCACAACCAACTTTGATTGCAAATGTTGAGTCAACCGCAAGTTCACCATCCACAAAAGCAAGGTCACCTGACCAACTTGATCCATTGATACTACCTGCAGCATTGCTTTGATCTACATCTACAACATATCCATATCGCTTATGCCACATGGATCTTTCTTCTGTTACTTTGAATTCTGGGTCGTCTGTTGGACTGACTCCAACTTGAGACAAGAACCTAAAGAAAGGTGTCTGTTCGATAGCTAATTCGGATACTGCTGAACCGAAATTATATCTTCTTCTAAGATCACCGATCTTTGATTGGTCAGCCGTTACTGCAGGCTGTTGTCCCAAGCCACTTAGTTTTAAAGGGCTGTCTGCCATTTTAAACTCCTATTTAACTTGTGACCACTTAGCCAAATAGATTATCGGAACCTGAGTCTAATCCTTTTAATGCATCCAATACAGAACGATTGGTATCTTTCTTCGGTGCAGATTGTGAATTCACATTTGCATTTGAAGAAGGAATGTCCCTTACTGCTTGCATTTGATTAAGCATATCTTCCCTGGTCGCATTGGAAACATTTTGATTTACCTTTTGTTTGTTCTTTATATAATAAAGATCATCGTAAGATAATTTGTGTTCCTTTGCCCAATCGACAAGTTCATCAAAACTTTCGTCTGTCATCTTTGTCTTTTGTTTGAACTCTTGCGCATCATTCTCTAGTTTCTCTTGATTTTTTTGAGCTTCCGTTCTTTGACGTTCCTGCCCCATTATTGAGCTAACCTTTGAACTAACTGCCTTGTCCATTAAACCATTGAAGTATTTTGCTGAATCGGAATTTTGATTCCCAATGGCATCTTGAAGATCAAATTCAAAATCTTCAGGTAATTCCATTGTAGGTTCTTTTTTTCCATTGACCAAATAGTCTTTGACTACTTCAACCATAGCCTCATCCTCGCTCAAACGATTGAGAATGGGCATAAACGGTTCAACTTCATTCAATTGAGACTTTAATTTTTGAGCCTCACGAGATGAATCTTTGTACCGTTTCTCATAATCGACATTATTTGTTTCTATGGAGTCAGGGTTGCCCTCTATTTGAGGAGCCTGAGTTACCTCTTGTGTTTCTATTGCCTGTTCTGGTTCCAACATGGAACCATTGACCTCTCGGTCTAGATCGGCAAAGAACTGATCCGAGTCGGAGCCAAAGATAGAATCGTTCACTTCTTCTTGAGTAAATTCCTCTGCTTCTGGGTTTACCGCATTAGTATCATTCATTTGCTTTCCTTGTGTTCATCTGAGCTTCTTTTTCAATTAATTTTAGCTTATCACGAGTAGCACTTCGATCTGCTTCCATACCTCTAGCGGTATCTCGCATTTTTAAAGTGTTATCCCCTGCGCTCTTCCGTACTTCATTCTCAACTTGCATGACCTTTGCCTTGATGCCAGCTTGTATTAACTGACGTTCAAGGGTCTGAAGTTGTCCGTCTTTATCCTTAACTTCTTCTGATAGCTCAGAAATTTGGCTCTGCATTTGTGAATACAGAGACTTACGTTGTGCGATTTTATCTTTTTGCCTTACATCTGTTTCGGCCAATACCGCTATGTCGTCCACAACGCCTAATTTTAATAATTCTTTTAATTCAGCAAGATATGCCCACCGATTCACTGGCAAGGTCGAACCTGCTACAATCTTTACATCAAATTTTGAAGAACTGTAATCCATGAACTTGGAAACAGCCTCACCCATATCATTGTAGATAGGAATATTTATCTCAACTTCCTTACCCTCTTCTTGCAACGCATTGGGTTGTACAATTCTAAATACTTTGTGAGCCTTGTATATAGCTTGGCTATAATCCCGTATGACCTTACCAAGTTGCACCAATGAGGGTTCAATAGATGCCTTCATCCATTGTTTTACTCTACGAGTACCGTACTCATCTAATGCCAACATTCCTCGATAGGTCTCTGATTGACCCGAAGGGTCGCCCATTGCTTGAGAATAGATACCTGCCAAATACTCCATTTCATGCTTTCCACCTTCGACTATATTTGCAAACGCATTGCTTAACTGCATTGGCATTACTGGAGTAGGAGCCTCAAATCCACTATTGACTGGAAGCAAAGCACCAGGGGCAGCCGAATACTTCTCCCAATATTCAGTATCTAACGAACCTTCTTCATACATCCACCTTAACGAAGAACCCAAGGATGCATTATGAACCATTAACTGATGAGCCTTGTTGATCTCTCTTTGTTTTCCAACCAACGGAGCTACTGCACTCATTGGATAAGGAGACCCTGTCCATTTGTAAGTGAATGGAATAATTGGATAATGTTCACTTGGGAGGTCTTTTTCTTTTATAAGCTGATCCCCTACAATGCAAGTCAACTTCACCATTGGTTTGTAAAACTTCACTGCATCAATAATGAACTTTTGATTTTCTTCGTTTTCTAAAAATATCTTATACGCCTTGTCGCTCATAACCTCATTTTTATTGATGACCAATTCTTTTTGAGCTTGAGCAAGTAATTCCTGAGACATTTGAGCAAGTTGTGCTTCATTTTCCTTCATTGCCTTCTCAAGTTCCAATGCCATTCTCTCAGGAAGCATCTCCCCTGCATCCACTTGTTTCTGCATCTGAAATTGCATTTCTTGAAGTTGTATCTCCATCTCTTGAGATGTTTCTTTAAGAGTGACATCTACTTGCTGTTGTGCATTCTGTAGATCTTTTTCAGATGGAGGTATCTGAATGAATACATTATAGAACAATCGGCTTTCTTTTTCAAATGCCTCTATGTAATCGATAAGAGCAGAATCGCCACCTTCCTTATTGTAAGCCAAGTTCATATCGTTCTGCTGAAAGTCGTTGGACAATTCTGGCCCATCCGTGTAATTGTATTCACTGTACGTACCCGAGGCCTTCTTGATCTTGGCTGAGTATTCGGGATATATGCTGAGTAACTGTTCCTTTGGGAGTACCTTACGAATAAGGATATGGGAGGCATCCCGAAAGAGGGGATCTCGAGACTTCGGGTCTACGTACAGATCAAAACTATTTGGATTCTTTATTACTACTTCGCCCATGCCATTGTCTTGGTTGGCATCGACATCAACCATCAAATAACCAACGGATTTGGTAATGGCATCATTAATCGCATTGGAATACAGAGCAGAGGCATCGCTTGAATGCCAAATATAATCTGCAAGGTCTGAAAAGACGGAAGCGACATCACTGTCGCTCCCCTCTGTTCCTATGGCTTGCCACCTCGGGTTGTTGGCGGTAGCATAGAAATTCAACATCTCTACAACTGGAATAATTCGATTCACAGTGAATGTAGGCATCCCTTGGTCCTCCAAGAGTTCTTTTTCATCCACGGATAATTGGTTGTCCAAATAAAAATCATATCCTTGCTGATTAATGGTTTCCCAATCAACACGATATTGATTATTCAATGAATTGAATAAATTTCTTATTCTATTAGCTTTTTCGCCAATTTTAGCCATTAAAATTATCTAAACCTTTCTGATTCAAAGTGAATAAGGCCTAACATTATTAAGCAACCTATAAATACAATAGTAAATTCTATCATTAATAAATACCTTTATCTGGCTTTTTAAGACTATCTAAAATTCTTCCTTCTGTAATATTATAGGATTCAGCAGAATAAGGGTCATAACGTCTTCTTTCTCCTGACTTTAAAGGATTATAATGAGGCAGATCATTCCAAGACATACCTTTAATTTTACTTACCATATCCTCATCGTCAAGCCAACTACCACCAGATTTGTAAACTGATTCTATTTCACCATAGATACCTTTACCTGCGTCCGATTGATGATATTTATTATAAAATGGAAGTTCTTCTCTAACCTCTTTTACATTACGACCTCGAAAATAATCAGTTTCCAACCAATCCATAAAATGTGTATTTGTTTTTCCAGAACCCTGAGCTTCAATAAAAGAACCAGCGAGATCGGGATAAAACATTTTATGATATTCGTTATTTAAACTAGCCTGATTTTGTAAATATTTTTCATTATCCATTATGCTACCACCCAATTTTTAGGTTTAGGCCTATGGAAACGAAATGTATTGCCAGAAGCCTTAATATTTGTGGAAGGTTGGGCGTATTTACAAGCGTAAGCGAGCGCATCGATAGTGTCATCATGCGCCATGCGGGGGCCAAAAGTTAATACTTCGTGTTC